TCAAATTAACGGCCAGCCGCTAGAACCTCCTGCTGTATCGTTTGGTCCTGCTAATCCTAATACAACAAATCTAGTGTCAGTACCCGGCGGCGGCAGCATTACTGGCTCACCGCCAGACCCAGTATCAGAGATTCCTAACCCAGCAGAAATTGCTAATCCAGCTCTAGAAGAAACTGAATCAAACGACGGATTGACCTTCGGAGGTATCGGGTCAATCAGCGGCCTATACGGCCCCACCACCAGATAAGTATAAAAAAGGAATATTAATGCCATACCAAGATTTAGCTTATGATGCAGTACAGGACGAAGACGTTCAACAAAAAGGTGCTTCGGCTCCTGCAGAAAATTTCTCTAACGAAGGTCAGTATTGGCGCGACGAAAATAATATTATTACATATCTAACCTATGACGAATTTATTGCAGATGCTGACAGTGTTGCAATACCCCTAACACCAGATACAGTACCACCGATTATAAGGGTTGTAAATGGTGAACCGTATTTTAAAATGAAAAATAGATTTTTTGTAGCATTTGGCTCTACAAACGGAAATACTATTCGTACTTTGTATGAATTTAATGCAGACAGATATTTTAACGAAGGCGGTCAGTTACCTATTCAACCGCTTAACTCTGTAAAATGCGGTGAGTATAAAGGTATTCCAATATTTGAAGCAGATCCAACGTCTAGTAACGAACGACCCTCCGAAGTAGTTGCTATGACAACAAGTGAAAACGGTACAGAAACTACAACAACTACTAGTGATACCGGCGTAACAGAATCTAGTACCAGTAACGCTACTGAGACACCAGACGCATCAAATACTAGTACCGAAGATGCAGGTGGATCAGTGTCCCCAGAAACTGTAAGCACCGATCCTCTCCCAGTAGAAGCAACTGGTAGTAGCTACACTTATGAAATAATGAGGGCTGGATATGATCGATACGATTTTAACACTGGAAAAAAGGTAGTTGATTCTAAAACATATGCGTCTCCTGACCCAGGAGCGTCATTACCAACTCCAGTACCAGACATTCCACCAGCAGGGCCACAATAATGGCAGCAAGTTATAAAAGATCTCGACATACTGACAGTAAGTTTTCAGATTCTGGACCATACGAAGCAATAGTAGTTAATAACTTAGACACTAAGTATATGGGCGGATTAACCGTTGAATTACTAAAATACACTAGTGCTGGCGGCACTCCTGAAAGAACAGGACAACTATTAAACGTAAAATATCTTAGCCCGTTTTACGGAATAACACCAAATACTGCACTTACGCCAAACGAAGGATACCAACATACACAAAAAAGTTATGGTATGTGGATGGTACCTCCTGATGTAGGAACAAGAGTCCTAGTAATATTTGCTGAAGGAAATCCTAATTTTGGATATTGGATAGGCTGTATTCCAGCAGACTATATGAATTTCATGGTACCGGATGGCAGAGCGTCAACAGAAAAAACAACACAGCCCGATCTTCCTGACAATTTAAAAGGACGCAAACTCCCAGTTGGCGAATATAATAAACTAATTGAAGACGGTAGTTTAATCGATCCGACTCTTTTTAACAAACCGTATAATAAGGATTTTACTGAAACATTAGAAGTTCAAGGATTGTTAAACGACGAAGCTCGCGGCACAACAACTACTAGTGCAAGGCGAGAAATTCCTAGTATGGTGTTTGGTATAAGTACACCTGGTCCTAAAGATTATAGAGACGGTTCTCCAACGTCTGCAATTGGTTCTGCAAAACAAAAGATCTCAGTTCCTTCTAATAGATTAGGCGGAAGTTCGTTTGTAATGGATGACGGTGATGACAGATTTGTACGTGCAACACACGCCGAAGAAGGTCCTCCTATTTACAAAAATGTAAAAGAAACCACAGAAGGAGATCCTACAATACCACAAAACGAATTACTTCGTTTGAGGACTAGAACAGGCCATCAAATATTGATGCATAATAGTGAAGACTTAATTTACATTGGCAATGCTCGCGGTACTACTTGGATAGAAATGACTAGTGACGGTAAAATTGATATTCATGCACAAGATAGTGTTAGTATTATGACTGAGAATGATCTTAACGTTACTGCTGAACGTGATATTAATTTAGAAGCTGGAAGAAATGTTAACATAAAAGCTACAGGCCGGTACAATGATGGTAGTGCAACTGATAAAAATAGTTTTGATAATGGCAGGGTGCAAATAGAATCAGCATATAATTATAATTTACATGTTGGCGCTGACAGTAAAGTTACTGTTGGCAAAAATCACAACATTAAAGTTAAGAAAGAACAGTATATTGAAACAGGTAGTAACTTACATCTTAAAACAGATCAAGATAATAGACTATCTGCAGGAGCTTACACACATATTAATAGCGTCAAAGAACATAGGGAAACCGCAACATATATCCATATGAATGGTCCTACAGCGGCAATAGCAAATCCTGCTTCAGAAGTTGTTGTTTTAGGAACAGTTGCATTACCTAGAATTAAGCCCGGCGGCGTAATTGAAGAATATGAAAGTATATTAGCAAGATCTCCACAACACGAACCTTGGCCGCATCACGAAAACATGGATCCTTTATCATTTAAAAAATCAGAAACTGATAGGGAATCACCAGGAGGATTACCTTCTGCTAATAGGATTTTAACACCTGACACATTCTTTAAAAATATTGGAGGAAGAAAATCAAGTGCATATGTTGCAGGCTCAGGAGGACAAATAACTACAGGAGTTACAGCAAATGCATTATCAACAAATGTTGATGGAGAGCCTATAGGGTTTGTCGGTAGTGATGATTATGCCGAAAGTCCAGACTTTACTGGCGTTTATGATTATGACGGATTTTCAGGATTAGGTAAACTAAGCAGCAAATACGAATCAAAAGACGAACCAGCCGCAATTGGGTACGACAGAACCGGCGGATGGAGTTATGGTACATATCAAATAGCTTCAGCAACAGGTGCTATGGGCAACTTTATTAAATTCTGTCAAGCAGGCAGTTTTAGTGACCTAGGAAAATCACTAATGACTATAGGCGGCGAAAACGCAGCACGAGCAGGCAGTGATACATTTAAACAAGGTTGGGTAGCAATTATGGCCGATAGTGCCAATGTCGAAGCCCAACATGCATTTGGGGTTGAATTATATTTTCAACCATCTGCTAAACGTATAAAACGTGCAACTGGAGTTGATGTAATAAAAAGATCTAAAACATTAATGGATGTTGTGTGGTCTACAGCAATACAACACGGCGAAGGCGGCTGTCAAAGAATATTTGAAAGAGCAATTAGAAATACAGGAGCAGAGAATCCGTCAGATAGAGGTATAATCAAAGCAGTATACTTAGAAAGAGCCGCAGGAAACGGAATGAAATATTTTGGAAAAAGTAATTCTGGAGTAAGAAAGTCCGTTGTAAACAGATTCCGCAACGAAATGGCAGATGCATTTAAGAGTCTACAAGACGAAGTAGAAGCAATAGGGTCACCAACATTATCGCCAGGCGATAATCTTTCAACAACACCGCCAATTGGCCCACAATAATAGGGTAAATACAATATGAGCCAATTAGAAAAAAACTTATATAAACGTGTAGTAGTTCAACCTAACTTAAAAAAGTCTGCAGACGGTAGATCTTATCGAGGATTTTCTACTACTTCTAATAATCCAAAAAACTTTGGTTTATACGACTACGATTTAATTAAACAAGATTTAATAAATCATTTTCATATTCGTCAAACAGAAAAGTTGAGTGACCCAACATTTGGAACAATTATATGGGATATTTTATTTGAACCATTTACTAGAGAAGTGCAAGAAGCAGTAGTTAACGATGTAACACGAATAGTAAACTATGACCCAAGAACAAAGATAGATAAAATTCTAGTAGATACATTTGATCAAGGTATTCAAGTTGATATAACACTTACGTTTTTACCGTATAAAATACAGGATCAGTTACGTTTTAAGTTTGATAAAGAGAATGGATTATTAAGCTAAAATAATATACGCACTTTTTTCATTCAGATAAATATCATTAGTAAACAAGGAAACGTACATGTCTGCAACTGATAGGCAGTCAAGGCTACTAGTAGCTGAAGACTGGAAAAGAATTTATCAATCATACCGTAACGCTGATTTCCAAAGCTATGACTTTGATAATCTTCGTCGCACAATGATTAATTACCTGCGCCAAAATTATCCAGAAGATTTTAACGACTATATCGAGTCAAGTGAATACCTTGCACTGATTGATATGATTGCTTTCCTTGGGCAAAACTTATCATTCCGCATTGATTTAAATGCTCGTGAAAACTTCCTTGAAACAGCAGAACGTAGAGAAAGTATACTACGTCTTGCACGTATGCTTTCATATAATCCAAAACGTAATCAAGCAGCAAGCGGATTATTAAAAATTAACACAATTAAAACCACAGAAAATGTACTAGATAGTAATAGATTAAATCTAGCAGGTATTACTGTTAAGTGGAATGATCAAACTAACTCAAATTACTTTGAGCAATTTTTAAAAATCTTAAATTCTGCATTACCATTACAAAATGCAATTGGAAATCCACTAAAAACTGAAACTATTGCTGGAGTAGTAACACAAAAATATAAATTTAACGGAACATCAACAGCATCTGCAATATACCCGTTTACCAAAAGAATTGAAGGGGTAAACACACGTTTTGAAGTTGTAAGTAGTGATATTGTAGGAGAAAATATTATTGAAGAAGCACCGCTTCCCGGCAATAGTCCGTCAATGTTATTTAGAGATGACGGCCAAGGCGCAGGCAGTGCTAATACAGGTTTCTTTATGTCGTTTGTTCAAGGAAGATTAGACGCCGGAAAATTTAATGTTAGTAATCCAACACCTAATCAATCAATTGCTATTGATGCAGAAAATATTAATAATAGTGATGTTTGGTTATTTGGTTTAAATTCATCAGGATTTGAAAATCAAGCATGGACTAAAATAGACTCTGTTGAAGGCAATAATGTTGTATATAATAGTTTATTCAATAAAACAAAAGATGTTTTTGCAGTAACTACTAGGATCGGCGACAGAATCAATTTAGTCTTTAGTGACGGTGTGTTTGGAAACTTACCATCAGGAGACTTTAAAGTTTATTATAGAACAAGCTCAGGACTAAGAGCTGTAATAACACCTGCAAGTCTTGGCACAATTCAAATAGAAATACCTTACCAAACTAAAAAAGGTACTAAAGAAACATTAACAATTGGTTTAAAACTAACATATACAGTTAGCAACGGTACTGCTACCGAATCGAACGAAGAAATTAAAGCAAATGCTCCTGCAACATATTATACACAGGATAGACTAATTACAGGCGAAGATTACAACATTGGTCCACTTGCAGTAAGTCAGGAAATTATTAAAACTAAAAGTACTAACAGAATATCTAGTGGCATAAGTAGGTATTTTGACTTAA